GCTTGTCACGGGGCAATAGGCTGCTAAACCCTTCCTTGCCGATGACGTTGGCGACTGACCCTGCGATTGCGAGGTGACGCACGACAATGCCGCCGCCTTGGAAACCGATGACCCACGGGTGATTGGGGTATGCCTGGTTGAGTGAATCCCCGACCTTCTGCGCGAGCGCCAGTTGCGTCGCTTCCTCGGGGTCACCCGCTTCCATGACCGCATTGAAATCGAGTCCTAGCATAGCCACACCGACAGCGGCCACGCGCACGACACCAATGTTTTGCCGACGCACATCTTCAGCGTTTCGTGCTCGTAGAAGTAGTCGACGACCTTCTTCGCCGCGCTGATCGCGAACACGATGGCCAGCGCGATGACCGGCTTCTGGCCCGTCAATTGGACGCAGATGCCCAGCGCGCCGCCGTAGCAGATGTGGTTGGCCCAGTCTTGGGGGATCTGGGGAACGCGATCAAGGGGGTTTAGAAATGGCATGTGGCTTCCTTAAAATATGGTGTCATTTTAATTAGACTGAGCACACTGGTACGTAATAGTTAGTTTTACCTGATTAGGTGATGCCCATGCGTAACTCGCTCCCCCAAGAATTCCAACGGTATTTTCATACAGCCTACATTTATTATTGGTGTAAACATCGACAGATCCAGCTTTGTAAGAAGCCGCCAGAGCAGCAATAAAAGACCCAACAGAATATTGCTCAAGCGCATTAAACGGCAGTGAGAACAGCCATTGTCCAGTTCCTAAAACGGTTGTAGAACCAACAAACATACTAATATTTACTGTTATATTTGATCCGCTTCTTGCATAGGTTCCTGTGATTGTTCCGTTGCCAAGAGAAGCATCGGAATTTGTCGAAGAAAGTACAGGGGTGTAACTAGAATAATCCCCCATCGTATTGCCAACAACAGATGAGCCTGTTGAAAATTGGTTGTTGCCAACCCCATAGAATCCTGTGACTCCGGCTGAAACACCAGAAAAAGGCGTTCCAGAAACATTGGCATTTACAAAGTTGTTTGACTCAACAATTACCCTAGTTGCAGAAGTATTAGAAAACGTAATAAATGCAAGTGCAGCAGTGCTTGAAAATGAATTACATCTTATAGATACGCAGGAACTAAAGTTACCAGCAGTTCCCAAAAGCATAGTTTTGCTAAAACTTATTTCTGTCGTCGTTGCTGTTTCAAACGAATTTCCCTGAATCAATAAATTGTAAGTGTCTGTAATTTGGCACGATATTGAACCAGCATTAAAATTGTTGTTTGTAAAAACGTGGGTGTTGCCACCATCGTCTGCAATATGAACGCCAGTGGTGGTATTGAACTGGCAGCCGTCAATCGTAATCTGATTCGTATAAAATGAATTTGCGCCAACAGTGTGACTTGCGCCATTGACAAGCCAAACACCTACGCCACCAGCCGGGGCAATGATGTAGCAGTTTTGCAATCGCACAATTTCAGATTGATCGAGAATCACGCCATACTGATTTCCATACGTCGCTACACGCTCAATCGTAAGGTAACTCGATCCGACATCGGCAATAGACGCTTTTCCTGCTGTCTGAGTTGTGCAATAAACATGAATGTCGCTGATATAGATATTGGCTGATGTGCTGGAATTTATCGGGTTGTTGATCTGAATGGCATCAGATACGCCCGTGTACTTGATAACGGTTCCTTTGACGCCCGCTAAATCTATTCCAGAGCCAATGTAATTGACGTTGTTTTTGAATATCAGTGTGCTAGAACATAGAAAAACACCTGTAGGAAACGTGAGAGTTCCGCCTACGGATGACACATAGTTGATTGCATTTTGGATTGCAGCCGCGTCATTCGTACTCCCATCCCCCACCGCACCAAAGTCCTTGACCGACACCGACTCCTGCAACTTACTCGCAGTCGTGCGCGCAACAGATCCGCTGCCGCCCTGCGAGTAGTTGGAGCCGAGGAGGCTAAGGTTGTAACTGGCTGTCATGGGGTTATCCGATTAGCGCGATCTAGGGGGTTGGTGAATGGCATGTCGGTCATCAGCCTATTCTCCAGTTTGTGCCATCGCTGTAGACGGGAACAATGTTCGCTCCACCAGCAGCGACAATTGCGCCGATGCCAGCGGTCATCGTAGCGTTGGCGTCAGTGACGAACGCCTTTCCATAGGTGTTGTTCGCTGCGGCTGGCAGGGTCGCCACGGTGTAGTTCTTAAATATGACAGGCGCGAGCGCAATGACTCTAGCGGCTGTGCCGCCAAGGTTGACGGTCCCGCTGGTGCTATCAAGTACGAGGTTGGTCGCGGAGGCCAGCACTTTGGCCGTGCTGTATGCCATCGTCAGCACGCCGTTGACAATCGTTAGGTTCGGGTTGTCGAGGAAGTTCCCGGTCGCGTCGTGCGAAAACAGTGCGCCGTAGGTTGTCAGCCCAGCAATTTTCGGAAACGACCCGAACTGAAACAGCCCTGCGTGGTACGACTGGACAGTGGCGCTGCCAGAGTAGAGCGCATAATTCGCTGTCCCCCCTGCAAATGATGGGTCCACAAAAAACGCATACTGATTTGAGATCGGGCCACCGCCCAATGCGTTCATCGCCTTAAACGAATACGCGTTAGTTATCGTGCCAGCGCCGGAATGGGTGAGTTGGCCGTGAAACATAGCGGCTTCGTCGTTTGTATTGCTGCCCGTGAACTCAGGGCGCGACTGGAATCCTCTAACATGGTTCCAATGAACTGAGCCACCGACTTTTGGAATTGCGTCGAACGACGCATACCCAAACAGACCCGTACCGCTAGGGCTGGTGTAGGTTGATTCGTCGCGAAAAGCGTGAGCGCCGGAAGCGTATGAGCCACTCAGTCCACGGCCAACCAGATACGCGCTATCATCAGTAGACGCCGCGTTGTTCCCTGCATAAACCCGATAGCCTCCAGAAATGGTGTTAGTGCCATCGTTGAAAGTCGCTGCTATCGTCACCAACGCCGTATTAGTCAGCCCAATGTTGCTGCTCGCTGACAGCGAAGCGTCCACAATTGCGCTCGCCTGCACGCTGTTGACTTTCATCACGCCGGTGGTCGCCACCAGCGTCGCATCGCCGCCGATCGTGGTGCCGTTCAGCACGCCTGAATTGTTGTACTGCACCTGACCCGAGACGCCGCCCGCGAGTGAGGTGCCGATGGGGACTGAGGTGGTGTAGTTGTACAGCACCGTTTGGCTGACCTTCAAGCCGACCAAGAACGTCAGGGTCGTTGGCGTTGTCCATGTGTAGTCGCTGCCCGGCACCATGACCGCGCCGTCGACTGCGATGAACAGGTTCGCCAGTGAGCCGGGCGATGCGGGCAGGGTGAACACCGTCTGCCCAGCCGTGGCCGTGAACGTGCCCACGTAGGCCTGACCGTAGGCTGCCAGCGATGCCAGGTTGTAGCCGGTGACCGTGTAGTCGCCGCCGTTGCGGACGATGGGGATCAGGTCGGTATTCTGGGCAACGCCGCCCGCAGGGAACTGGGAAATCTTTGGCACAACTACTCCATCAGGATCGGGTCGCCAACCGAGTCGCCGGGTGGTTCCATATTGATGGCTACCCCGTACTCGGTGAGGATGTCGAGTACGCCTTGGGTGTAGAACCCGGTGACGCCTCGGTCGGTGCTATCGAACCCTCGCCCATTCGAGAACTGATAAACGCGGTGATCGGGGGCGCTGAACTCGCTACCCCACGCTCGCCTGCACATCTCGTTCCAACTGAACGTGCGGCTAGTGACGGGTGCGCCAAGACTGGCCGGAACTGTTGAGCGCATCAGTAGACTCCTTCCAAACCGGCTAGGTGGCGGGTGACCGACTCACGGGAACGCAGCTCGGTCAGCTCACCGGCAATGCGTCGCACCTGACCGGCCTCGGTCGAGGTGATGTGACCCCGGCCCGCAGCCACGCGCTCGATGGTACGTACCAGTTCGCGGATCTGTAGGTCGGTGAGGTCCATTCTCATGTTAGTTCAGGTTCCAAGATGGTGCTGTCGATGTATTCAGGTGGCCGGGGGTCCAAATCGTAGATCCTCGAAACGGCATCAATAAGGTCTTTTAACCCCGTGAACGGATAGTAGCCCACCTGCATCCTGAACCGTTCGGACAGATTGTACAATTGGCCGTTTTCGTCCCTTTGGATGATCGCCTTCGCGATACGGTAGTCATATCCGGCCTGAATCATGCGTTTCTGCTGGTCGGTTAGATCTGGATCACCGTCCTGCGGTTCGTAAGGCAGGTAAAAATTATGGCCCCGAATGTCGGGCAACAGGCGCTGCACTCGGTCGTCCTTGGACCCCGGACCCTCGGCAGGCCACTCCAGCTCCTCAATGCTCAGCCCCTGCACGTTCTCCACGCGTATGCGCTCTTGGAAGTAGTCCATGTCGGCGATCGCGCCATAACGCTCGTATCCCACCTTGACGCCAATAACGCCTGGTGCTGTCCTCCATTTGGCCCACAGGCTACGCATCCCGGTCCAGCGTTCCAAAAGGTCCATCTTGTGGTCAAAGCCGTCTAGCAGGTACTTCTGGCCTAACTGGTCAATGCCAACTACCGCCATAGCCGTGTTGGCGCTGCCTTTCTTTTTGGACCGAGCGGGGTCGATCATCACGTACACCATCAGCGCCTCAGGCCGTGCCTGATAGACCTGCAGGTCGTCTGGGTTGAACCACCGCTGACTGCCCGCCAGTGGGTTCTGAAGCATCTGTGTGGCGATCGTCGCCTCTAGCTGCGTCTGGATACGACGGTCCCACTCAGTCTGGTTGAACAGGACTGGGTGCCCATCTCTGGTGCCGTCGTGGGTAGCCGGGTAGACCCGAGGTTGCACAGCCCCAGTCCCCATGATGTGCGCGTAGGTATCGGCAAAGCTGTATCGCGTCCCGATATGCCAAACCTTGCCGCCCAATGAGCCGAGGTTGTCCGACATCGACCACGCTTCAGTCGTCTTTTGGATCTGCTCAGGCGTGCTGACCGATTCCAGTGTCACAACGTCGTCGTAGACCCGGAGTTTGAAATGCCGGGACGTCGGCTGGCCGTCCACCAGCCCGTGCGCCTCGACCGTCGATTCTTTGGCGTTGCTCTTGCGCTTGACGATGATTCCGTTGTCCAACGACCAACTGGGCGCTTCACCCTCGGGGTTGGCGTACAGAATTTCGGGAAACAGCGCTTGCAGTAGCCGGTTGTTCGTTAGCTCGCGCTTGATCTGGGCCAGAAACGCTTTAGAGATCGGCTTGGTGTGACTGAAGATGCCCACCGTGATCTCAGGGTCGATCAGGATCTGCTGGATTATTCCGGCAAACGTGATGATCGTGGACTTGTAGTGTTCTCGCGCCCACAGGTCTAGATGACCATCAGGCGCTGCCTCGACTTCCCGACAACGGGCGTACAGCCACGGGTGCCAGGCGTCGGCTCGACCCAACAATTTGACCAACAGGTAGTACCGGTCGACCGTCGCCAACCACCGCATCGCGCTGTAGTCCGTCCCGTTCCTGTCCAGCGCATCCCACGACGCAACTAGATCACTGAACCGAGTGGCCCTCAGCGTCGATTGCACTGCGCCCAATGAGTGCGCGATTAAGCCGGTTGGTGAGTTCGTCGCCATGCGG